GCTATTATGTAACTATCAGCTAAGGATATAGGAAGGATGGTAGTTGATATGTGGTGTTTTACTGTTACGTCTGGTGATTTTGTTGTGTTTGAGCTTACGCCTGAGTATGTGCGGAAATATGGCCCGTATCCGGCGGATACGTTCAAGAAGGCGTTAGATGGCGTGCTTGATGTTGTACGTAGTGCGTTTTTCGGGTTTGATGTGTATGTCGGTTTTGCTCATTCCTCGTTTGACCCAGAAACGGGGTTTTTGAATGGTATTGTTAAAGTGTGTTTGTCGTTTGAGGGGGTGTTTGATGATGGTGAGTGCTGACTCGGTGGGCGTGTATTATCGTATTGAATTGCGTTATAAGGTGGTGGAATCATGATAATGAAGATGAATTATTTTAGTGATGACAATATTATAGATTTGTTTAATAGTCTTTTGCCTGACAACTATTTTATCTATAAAACGGGTTTCACTGATGTAAGGAGTTCTTTGTTTGATGAACCGGAGTACTTCGTTCCTGTCATATTTTGTAGGAAACATAAGGGTGTTATGAAGCGTATTGATGGCGATATTCATGTTTCGGTGTGCTTCAATGAGCTCAGTTGGATGAGGCTGAATGTAGATTTATTACAGTGGGTGGGTGAATCTGATACCGTATATATTGATGTGAAATTTAGCGAGTTTCGTGATTTTGATGCGCTCAAGCGTGCTGTGTCGTATGATGCAAAGTGTTTGTCAAAAGGGTGTCCTACTGTGACCATAGGGATGAAGGATATCGAATATGAAGAGTAATGATGACCGCACGAATTGGTTTGATGACGGTATTTTGGATGATGACCGTGTGCGCCGTGTCATTCGTGGCCGTCGGCGTAACCTGCATTTGCGTGAGTATAATAAAGGTGATGGCGATTGGGAGACATTGTGTCGTAGTATAGCACTACTCAAGGACTTTTATAAACCCCAAGGCGGTCAAGTGGCGTTTGCCGACAGCATCGAACACGCGGCGAATATTTGTCTATCCATTTCGCCTCATTCATCAACGTACGCCGCATTATCACGAACGCAGGACATTGAAATGTTGTCCGGGCTTATTTATTGTCCGGCGATGGTGGCGTGGTGTGCGGTCTGTCATGTCAAGGGCGCAACCTGCTATGAGATGTGCAAGACTTGGAAGGGTGATGAGTTCGCTCAGACCATCGTCAAAATTGCAAATCTCTGTTTTGACAACCTGACCGAGGTTCGATATACTGATGAAGACATCGCAAGAATGTCACGGCAACAGCGACACTAAGAAGAAAAGGTGGTATGATTATGGCATACATTAAGCGAGCCAAGCACTATAGTATTGTGCGCGGTGTTACGCGCGGCGAAAACGGGGAACTCGTGGACGCCGAGGTGGTCGTGGACGGCGCGCACCGCACGGCTGACATGGCAATGGAAAAAGCCCGCAAGATTAACAAAGACATGCTACCCATGTCCGCTGAATATCATGCGCAGGTAACGCGCATGGATGAGGCAATCTATTGGGCTAATTGTGAATTTGGAGATGATACCATCATCGACTATCCGGGGTCGGTGAACGGCAACGTGGTTGAAGATGATATTATCTCCGAGGAAAAATAATTATTAACCCCTATAAGGAAAGGCAACACTAATGGCTGACAACGAACTGACCGTAACGAACGGCAACAATTTTGCGGCGAACGGCGCTAACGCCGTGTCCCACTTCTTCGATACCACCACTATGGACGGTAAAATGGCGCTGTACAACGCCATGCAGACCGCCGATAAAGTGGATGAACATCTCAATGAACCACTGCATGTTACTAATGTACTGGCGCAGGCCATCGAGGTAGCCAATCAGGAAACGGGCGAAATCGACTCTTCTACTCGCGTTGTCGTTCACTCGGAAGAGGGCGACTTTGCCGCCGCCTCCCCCACGTTGGCGCACGCTTTTGGTAATCTGTTCGCCATTTTCGGCACGCCGGACAAGTGGGCCGCGCCGCTCGTTCTCAAGATTGTGGAGAAGAAGAGTCGCCGTGGCTATAAGTTTTTTGATATCGAATTGGTGTCGGAAAAGGGTCGCAAGTAAACTACTTGTCCACATCATATGATAGTATAGTAACGTCCCTATAGGGATGTTGCCGCCAAACTCGCCCCCCGCCGTTTCCATCCTTGCGTCGGGGGGTGTTTCATACTTGCGAGGGGGGGGGTTATGGCAAAACGTAAAAACAACCGACGCGCCAACAATCTGAAACGCAACGCCGCTATCAGGTCGGCACAGGTGCGCCGAGAGCAAGCGGTCAGAGACTATAGCACCGGACACCTCCCCAAGCAAATCACCGAAACGTTTCTGGGAAAACTCAGCGCCCAACAACTCGAACAGGTCACAAGCAGAATCGGACGGGAATTTGGGGAACAACAGCAAGCCTTGAGAGCCCGAGATAACGAGCCGTATCAAGGCGTACCCGATGTCCATATTACGAAACTTGACCGTGAAATGGCATCGCGCCCGCTGATTACCGACGCGGAAATCGCCGCCGCCCCGTCGAAACGTCGGAAAACATTACGACAGCAACAGCGCCGCCGTATCGAAGCACGGCAGAAAATCAAACGCGCCCAACAATTCGAGGCATTGAACATGGCCCGCTACACCGTGGGCGAAATACGTGAAATGGAACGTGCGGGAGAGTCGCCGTTTGACGTGTTGGGCACTCACACGGTCGGCGGTTCGGCGCGCGACGAACTCACACGCAACCGTGCGAACGTGTTTGGGACGGAGCGTGGCATAAGCCACGCGCGTATGATGATACGAGAAGGGAGCAGGCGGAGACTTGAACGAGAGATACTCGAATACGCCGGGCTTATAGGCCGAGCGCCATTGCACGCAGGTACTGGAAAAATTCCCGAGAACGAGGGGGCTGCGGATTTTGATAGGGTCGCACAGCAGCTCGAAGCATTCGACTCCAATATCGCACAAAAATTCGCGTCTTTATCGAACCGTCAAAAACGATGGCTGATAAACAACACGATTTTCAGCATCGCGGTACGAGAGGCCGCATGGTATAATGATAAGACACATAAATGGGAGACAAAAGCGGATGCGGGCGATGTGGAGACACGACTTGATGAATGGATGACCAGCGCGACACGACACTAAAAGGATGGAATCATGAGAGAGCGTCGAACGGCGGCAACAGACGGCGCAACACTATTGACGGATGACGGCGCGGAACCATTGACGGCAACCGCCATCATCCGCCTCACCATGTTCGACCATCATACGCGCGTATGGTGCGCCCACGGATGGCAGGACATCAAACCCATAGCCGCCGAACTGTTGAAACGACTCCCCTTGCAGTCGAACCCAGCCAAGGATGGCGTGTGGGGCACGTTCAACATTCGCGGACACTTCTACAGTTTCCGCGTGCGCATGGGCGGTATCACCGTGGATTTCATGGACGTGCGCAATGTCACGCGCGACGATGGACTGAATGTTTCACGTGAAACATTTGGAGGTGCGAACGATTTGGAAACCACGTGGAACATCGCGCAGGAATGCGCCGCCCTGAATCTCAAGGGCACTACGATAGCATCCATGGCGATGACCGACTATATCGACGGGGATTACGCCGGATTCAAACGCCATTTCCCACCATTGGATAAGAACGATTATCATCGGATGCGCCCCGCCTACTATGGAGCGATAGTACACAGCAAGCCGGGCGAATACCGGGATTGCCGGAGCTGGGACGTAAATAGCCTCTATCCGAGTATCATGCGCGATGCACCCATGCCGGTAGGCTCACCCATATGGTACGACGGCGAATATCGACATGACAATGATTATCCACTGCATATCGATATCATTGCGTTTGATGCAAGATTGAAAAAGGGGAAAACGGCGACGCTCACCAACATCCTACCCGTATGGGGGTATGAGGGCGAACGTTTGGATAGCACGCTCGGCGTCGTAACTATGCCAGTCACGGATGTGGATTGGGAAACGCTGACCGAAAACTATGACATCCATGTGTGGGAGCATGTCGGCGGTTGGAAATTCCGTAAATCGCACGGACTCTACTACAACTATGTCGATAAATGGTTTCGCGTGAAACAAACCGCAACCGGAGAGCGTCGGCAAATGGCGAAACTGTTACTGAACTCACTGGTAGGAAAATTCGGGGCCTCGCTGTACCGGCCCATGCTGCACCCGAAACCATCGGCGGACGGGGGTGTGGATTTTACCGTGGACAAGCCCGAGTCGGCCAACAGTCTGGCGTGGCTGCCGACCGCCGCCTATGTCAACGCCTACGGGCGTCAAACACTATCCCGTGCGATGAACGCAAACGCCGACCGCGTACTCTACGCCGACACCGACGGCATGATATTGGAAGGGTTGAACGCGCCCGAAGGTATGGAAACGGATGACCGGAAGCTTGGGGCGTGGAAAAACGACCATACCTGTGAGAGGCTCCGCATCCTCGGCAATCGTAAATATTGCGGCGTGGAAACGAATGGTGACACGGTAATGCGGTTGAGTGGCGTGCATCGTGCCGCCCCCATCCCCTATGATGAGTTCCTGCCGGGGTCACGTCATCTCAATGATGACGGCCATGTTTTTGTGCTATGATAGTTGGTAGCGGGGTGTGCGTCCCAAGTCGATTCGATGGCCCGACCGTGAGGCAAGTCGGTAAGGCGATTCGGTCGGAAGTAGACGTGCGCGCCAGCCAGCGCCCAGCGACGGCAAGGGAACCCGCACAGCCTAGCGATTCGGCATGGCAGCGTGATTGCTGCCATGCCCCCTACTTTAAGAGGTGATTATGGACGATACCGAAAACAATGAGCCGGACATCACGCCCGACGCCGAACCGGACGCGACCGCCGATGACAATACGCCGAACCCGGAACCCGAGACGCAGGATGACAGCGAACCCGAGGACGCGGGCGATGACAAGACCGCCGACATGGCCGACCGGTTGAGCGCCTTGGAGGCGACCGTGGCGGAATTGTCCAAGACCATTGAGGCGATGCGCGACGCGGCAGCCGACCATGTGCTGAACGACGGCCCGGATGATAACGCGACGCCGGAATCGGCTGAAATGACCGACGATGACTACAACGGCACCTACAGTACATTCGATGACCTATTTGAAGACTAATAATCAGGAAGGAACGACCATCATGCCAACCACTCCAGTGGTGACGCCGAAGCAGCAGCTTCGCCCGCTCACCGAATTCAATAACGCGCAGATTCTCAATATGATTCGCAATGAGGCTTCGCCCGAATATCAGCGGCGTATGCCCTCGGCCACCCAGATGAACATGGATAGGCAGATGGCCACCCTCATGTCATCCACCCAACTGAAGAACGAGTTTTATTCGGCGTTGGTGAACCGTATCGGCGGCACGTACGTGAACACGTGGCGTTGGAACAACCCGTTGAGCGTGTTCCAGCGTGCATCTCAGGCGTATGGCGACACGTGGCAGGAAATCGCCGTGGGCATGCCGCTCGCTCAGGTCTATGACCCGGACGCGGAATACTTGGGCGCGGATAATTTCCGCAAGTGGAAAATCGACGTGGATTCGCTCTATCACCGTCTGGATTTTGCCCATTTCTATCCGGCGACCACGGATGATAAGACGCTCCAGCGTGCCTTCACGTCCGAAAACGGTCTGGCTTCGCTCACTTCCCAGATTCTCACCTCCTGCTACAACGCGGCTGAGGTTGACTTGTTTGAGGCCATGTGCCACCAGTTCGTTGAGTATGCGAAGCTCGGCGGCTATTGGCGTATCCACATGGAACATGATCTCAATAACATGGGTTCGACGGAAACGGACGCCCGCGACATGCTGCGCCAGATTCGCGCATGGGCGGACACTCTGAAGTTTGTCAGCACCCGGTATAATGCGCGTCACATGCCGACGTTCGCCCGCCCGGACGAACTCGTACTGTTCTGTTCGCCCGAAGTCAAGTCCGCGCTTGACGTGCAGGGCCTTGCCACAGTGTTCCAGCGCACGGACGCCGAGCCGACCATCGACCGGATTATCGTCATCCCACAAGATAGGTTCGGCATGAATGGCGTGCAAGCCATCCTCACCACGGACAAGTTCCTCATTGATATCCCCGTTATCAATGAGATGACCCAGCAGACGAATCCGGTGAACATCAATTCGGTCAACCATTATTTGCATGTCCAGCACATCATCAGCGTGTCCGGTTTCGCCCCCGCCGTCATGTTCTGGACGGGCGCGGGTTCCACCGCCAAGATGGTGGCTCCTACCGTTACGGCGGCCAAGACGCCGACCTTCCAACTTAAGCTCGCTATGTACGGCGGCGGCGCGACCACGCCGGAGAACGTGGCGCGTGGAGGCGCGGTGCAGGTCACTGCCGATACGACCATTGCCAACGATGGCACGGCCACGTTCCGCTCGGATGCGGTTGAGTATCGTATTGGAGACACCGCCAAGCCGAAGAGCGATTACACGTACATTTCGCCTACCGGTGTGCTGGTGGTCGGTCTTGACGAACCGAACACCGCTATTCCGGTTACGGCTACCGCCCTGTATACGAATCCGGAAACCCCGGAAGTGCCGGGCACCGTGTCCGCCGCCCTAAACGTGCCGGTGGTCGGAGATGGCGTCATCGGATTTAATCCGTCCATCATCGCGTCGATTGCCGTCAATGCCTCGGGTGTGACTGTGGGTCATACGGCACAGGCGACCGCTACGGCGACCATGATTGACGGGCGAACCGCCGACGTGACCGCGCAGGCCGCGTGGACATCCGGCACTCCGGCCAACGCCACCGTGTCCGAGTCCGGTGTGGTGACTGGCGTCAAGGCAGGCACGTCCGACATCGTTGCCACGCTGTTCGGCGTGTCCGGCAAGAAGCAGGTGACAGTATCCTAGTGATACAATGAGAAGGTAGCCGACTGGCTACCCTCTCTCACGGCGAATGCAGGACAAGGCCCGGAGCGCAATCCACGTGAGCGCTCCGGGCTTTGTCATACCGGAGGTTGGATGATGATTGATGACGCGAACCCCTAGTGGACAATACCGGCCTAGTCACTGGAGTGGCCGCCGGTTCCACCAAGCTGACGGTCTCGCTGTTCGGTGTCAGCGGTCAGGGCACTGTGACAGTCGCCTAATCTGCGATATAATAAAAGGGAGTGTTTCACGTGAAACACTCCCTTCTTTATGAAAGGGATAGTATGCTGAGAGATATCGACCCTAACGTCGAAGCGACGTTTAACTGGGCTCAATGGACGCCCAACACGTCGCTGAAACTCTGTAACGTGCCGTGGGATAGTAGTTACCGTGACCTAGCCCGGTTCGAATCACCGCAGAAACAACGGGAATGGTTCGACCGACGGCCCGGCATTGACAGGGTGCATGGAGTCATGCACATGTTCGGCCAACCCGTGCGCGTCGAACTGCCATTTAACGAGGCGTCCAACTACAACTATGTCGTGGTGTATAACGACTACCCCGACTTGGAGGCACCACGGTATTGGTATTATTTCATCAACCACGTGGATTACGTCAATGCGTACACTACTCAGCTCACTGTACAGTTGGACGTTTGGCAGTCGTTCCAGCATGTACTTAGGTTTGGTTCATGCTATGTGGTGCGGGGCCATATCGGCATTGCCAACGAAAACCAGATGACCGATTATGGTCGTAGTTATCTCGCACTACCCGAAGGGCTGGACACCGGTAGCGAAATGGTGACGGTAAACCAACAGTACAAGTCTCTTATCAGCATGGACGGGAAAAATCTGAATTACGGCGTAATAGTCGTGAGCACGGTAGATTTGTCAGCGGACGCGGGCAATCAGGAAAAACCGTCTCTCACTACTGCGGGCGGCTCTCTGTTTGAGAACATGGCTAACGGTGCTGAAATACTGTACTTTAAGGACATCCAGTCTATCCAAGTGTTTATGGGAGTGGGCTCTACTTTTTCATGGATAACACAGGGTATTGTAAGCATGTACATGATACCCTCTTTAGATGATGACTTTCTTAAGCAATCCGGCTATGTCGTAGATAAGCTGTTTGGGAAAACACTCCCTTCGGAATTAAATAATCGTATCTACCGTTTCCCCCAGTCGGCCACAAATGCGCCCAGCAGATATGAAGACATTATTACCATTAATGATTTTCGTGATAATTTTAATATCCCTAAACGTTATAAAAACCTTAAAAAACTCAAATGCTACCCCTATTCTACTGTTGAATGCACTTGCTTGAATGGCACTAATATCACCTATAAGCCCGAAAATATCCAAAGCGATAATCTGGTTATTAGAGAGGTGCATAATTACGCGCCCAATGGCGCGCGCTTGAACTTTTACCCGGTTGGGTACAATAAGGCGGGTGCAAGCGAGATTGCTCCTCTTGATAAAAACAATGGGTTGCCCATTGATAGCGGGGAAATGTTGGACGCCGCGTTTGGCATCAGCAATTTCCCTCAATTTGTGATAGTCAACAATGGCGCTCAGTTGGCAATGGCAAACAGTGCCTACACTCGTTCCTACAGTCAACAGTCCGCTGACTGGGCGTACCAAAAAGCGCAGATGGGTATCAGTCAGTCTCTCGCGGCTACGGCCATGCAAAACCAGTACAATACCCAAGCCAACAAACTCGCTATCGGCAACCGCAACGCCAATAACGCGATACAAGCAACCTCGCTTAACACCAGTCTGGACAACACGACGTATATCAACAATCAGCGAGCTGACCTAGCACAGCTGAATAACGTGGTTAACGGCGTGGTCGGGGTGGCAGGCAGCGCCGCTTCGGGCAATGTCGGGGGCGCGGTATCGGCATTAGGCGGTGCGGTCATGAATGGTGTCAACACTGAAGCAAACCGCAGTATCAACAATACCGCCGCCCAACTTTCCACGGCGAACTCGCTGAGTACCAACGCGGCCACAACAAGTCAGGCCAACACATACGGCTCTCAGACTACAGCGCTTTCAAACCAGTTGGCCCAAAATATGGCGGATATGAACGCGGATTACGCGCAACGTTCCGCGTTCGGAGACTATCAAAACACCATTGCGGGTATCAATGCACAGGTACAGCAGATGCAATTAACACCCCCGACCACATCCGGTGCCATCGGCGGAGACGGTTTTAACCTCGCGAACGGTATTGTCGGGGTGTTGGTTCGATTTAAGACGTGCGCACCCTCAGCTCTGCGGAGCGTCGGAGAGTACATGTTGCGTTACGGGTATTTTATCCAACGTTTCATCACGCCGCCGCAATCGCTGGAATGTATGACAAAATTCACCTACTGGCAGATGCAAGAGTGTTACGTGCGAGGTGATTTGCCCGAGCAGTATCGGCAGACCATTAAAGGCGTGTTCGAGTCTGGGGCTACTATATGGACTAACCCGGATGATATCGGCGTGACCGATTGGGCGGATAACGACCCATTGCCGGGCATCTCATTCTAGTGCTATACTAGAGGCATGTCTAGGTCAAGGAAAAATCAGAATCGTAGGGGCGGCGCGTTACATCCGCGTGGCAATTACGCCAAGGCGCGCGCCGCCGACCTTGACGCAATGTACTATCACCTGTTGACTGAACTGGCACTGAACCGGTTCAGTTGGCGGGGGCTACCGCCAACAGTGGATGAACGATGGCTGGAAATGTGTCTGTGCGAATACGGGTGCGCGTTGTTTTTCGAGGACAAACGTATAGGCCGGTTCCTCGTGACACAGGCCGGATATCAAGGCCGATTGAACGTCTACAATAATCCGACGTGCTTCGAGCCGGTTGGCGTCAACTACCATTACAAGCAACTCAAGGCGGGCCATGAATGCATCCCGATTTGGGATAATCGCATGCGCATGTCATTCAAGGACATCCTATGGCAGTACGCGCGACGATTGGCGGACATTGACAAGGCGTATGACGTCAATTTGGAGAGCCTGAAACTTCCCACTATCATCACCGCCGACCCGCGTACCAAGCTCACCGTGCAAAACATGTTGCAACAGCGGCAGGATGGTCAGGACTATATTATCGGATACGATTCGCTGGACCCCGGTAGCATGTTCCAGCCGTGGCCGAACACAACACCTTACCTGTTGGATAAGTTCGTTCAGCAGAAAGCGCAGGTAACCAACGAGGTGCTGGGGTATTTGGGCATCCAGTCCAGCGGCACCGAAAAAAAAGAACGGCTCATTTCCGATGAGGTGGCGCAAGCCAATGAAAAGGTAGACGTGTTTCGTTTGAGTTTTCTCAAGGCGCGGCAGGCGGCGGCGACCGAAATCAACCGATTGTGGCCGCAACTGAACGTGTGGGTGGAGTATGCGGACGCGCAAAGCTCCGGAGTGCCCAACGCGCTGGATTCCAGCGCCAGCGGTACAACTGATATCGACATGCCCGCGTCATACGACGCGGGTATCGGAGGTGTATTGTAATGACACAGGATTTCAGCGCCTATGCGATGGCAACGCCCGGCGAATACACGGAAACATTGGGCAATCTCATTGCGTTCGGATACGACACGGACGCCGAACTACATCTCAGCGCCGACTATTACCCGATTTACAACGAATCTCACCGCGCCGAATTGAACGAGAAAATCATTCGCCATTACGCGCTTAGGGAGATTGGTCAGGAAACCGCCCAGCAGTTCATTTTTTACTTGGGGATGACGATGGCGGAAATCATGCCATATTTTAATGAGCGCTACAGGACGCTAGCGTTTAAATATGACCCATTGAACACTATGGAAATGGCCAGTGAAAGCCTGTCCAATACTGTAGCCCAGTCCAGCGGCAAAACCAGCGCCTCTCAGGATAGTGCAACCCGAAGCTCTTCGGACGGCACCAGCTCAAGTAGCACCAAGTCCCAGTCTTACGACTCGGAAGTGCCCGCAACCGGCGTGCAAGGTGATTTTGCTCGATACGCGACTCATGCCAATCAGGCGCAAGCGGATACGGACGGCAGTAGCCATAGCACGCAAGACACCTCTTCTCAGTCCCATAGTACATCCAGCACGGAATGGCAACACGACGCTACAGATGGGAACACCAAATCCCACACATCGGGCCGCTCCCAGTCCGCCATGAGCCTGATACAGGAGTACCGACAGGCGATTATCAACGTGGACATGGAAATCGTGCGAAGCCTCGAACCGTGTTTCATGCAGGTGTGGGGGTCTTATGATACAATTTTCAGCAACTGCCATAACTACGGAGAATGGGAGTAATCATGGTTGCCATTAACGCGCTGATTCCACGGCAACGCTTGTTTGACGGGGTGCCCACGTCGGTTCCTTTCACGTATCGGGATGGGCTGACCACGTTGCAGTTGATTGAATGCCTACGCCATAATCTCGATACCCTCCAATGCGATTTGAACAAGCTGGAAGAGACCACCACCGACCTCGCAACATCCGTGGACAAGGCGCTTGCGGACACCGTGGCGCAAATCAACAAGGCCATGTCCGACCTGCGCGCGGAACTGCTGGCCCTGATCCACGAGATGGAACAACAGGGCGTGGCAACCTCTCCGGTGTACGGTACCACGCAGCCGCTCGGGGACGTGCTTGGCGGCATGTATGACAATGCGCGCAATCACGGATTGTTCTGGGGTGACTACGATGATATGAGGTTGACCGCGCAGGAGTACGACGGGCTGTCGCTGAAGGCACGTGAATATGACCTGAAGGCAACCGCCGTGGATAATTGCGTGCCCGGCGACTTTCCGGGCCGAACCCAATTCCCCTACGGGAAATCCATGCCCGAGAATCCGCCTGCCGACATGGCGTACATCACGCAATCCGAAGCCGATGCGCGCTATGTCGAACGCAATCCGACCGCCGACAATTTCGATAAGAAAGGATAACGGTTATGACCGCAACCAACCATACCAGAAACTATAATCTCTCACAGTTCGCCGGCACCGACCATCCCACATGGCTCGGTGACTACAACGGCGACATGGTGAAAATCGACACCCAGCTCAAGCGAAACGCGGACGACATCGCGTCGGCCGCATCGAGCGGGCTTAAGACCGTGGCGCACACCGCAGACCTCACCGGTAACGGTACCAATAATTCCCCTCTTGGCGTGGCGACCACCATCGCCAAGAAAACCGACATCCCGGATGTGAAAGGTTTCGCCACCACCTCCGCCCTCACCTCGGGACTTGCGGGCAAGGTCGATAAAACCGCCGCGCAACCCGGCACGCTCGGATTGACGGCGGCCGAGCTTGATTCCATGTACAAGGACGCGAACGGCATCATCCGCGTCGGCTCTGCTAAATAACAGTAAAAAAGGAGAGACCAATGTCAACCACACAGCATACCGGGCATTATAATCTGCCTACGTTTGGCGACAACCCGAACGACCGCCCGTCATGGCGCGGTGACTTCACCGACGCCATGACGAAAATCGACAATCAAATGTACACCAACGCAACCAACACCACCACGGCGACGGCGGCGGCGAACAATGCAAACACGGCGGCGCAACAGGCGAACAAGGCCGCCGCCGGCGCGGCGGGACTTGCTCAGGCCAACAAGACCGACATCGCCAAACAGGAATCGTACTTCAGCGCGCTCGGCGTCACGTCGGTACCCACGGCGCAAAACCTGAAGTCCACCATCAACGGCAAGGCAGAAAACACGGCGTTGACGGCATTGCAGGGCAAGGTGTCCACGCTGTCTGGTACCGTGGGCGGCAAGGCGGACGCGGCGAACGTGTACACCAAAGCGCAATCCGATACGACGTTCACCAAGCAGGGCGGATATGCGGGGACCGCACAAGCGCTTGACAGTCGAATTAGAACCAACGCCTCTAACATATCGGCAGTAAACTCATCTTTGGATTTACTGAAGAAAAATGGAGTCGCCCCGGTCAAAGTATATCACTCTACCGATAACGTTTACGGCGCAAAGGTTGACTACACAGCCTACTACTCTCCCCTAATAAATCTTGTCACGTTGAATGTTGTCGTAACCGGCAACGCGACAAATTGGGCCCCCGGCTGGAATGGTGCGGAAGGAGACCCCATGCCGCAACAATACAGGCCATCCACTGACATAAGGCAGATACTCGATGTTTTCATCGGGACGGGGAATACCGTGCCGGCTCATCTTCTTTGTGGTATCAACTCTCCGGGAGTCCCTTATGTTTTCCAGACAGGCCCGAGCACAACAACGCAGTCAAATTTAAATATTTCGGCAACTTTGTCATATTTTGTCGGTATTTGACAATACTCACCAATCCTATACCCCACGACATGAGTCGTGGGGTATACTATTATCTATGGTAGATGTTCGGTCATGGTTGGAACGTACCCAAAAACAATATTGGGACATGGACGGGGCTTACGGTGCCCAATGTTGGGACTTATGGGCAAAGTACTGCATGGATAATTACAATCTGTCGTTAGGTGATTGCATCACCCCGACAGGCTACGCGGACGGCAATTACACCATGTTCCCTACCACGTCCGCCGTGGGGCGCGTTTTCGAGAAAAAGGACGCCAATTATACACCCGGCATGGGCGATGTCGTGTTTTGGAGGTTCGGCAGTCAAAACTACCCCGGCAGTCACGTAGCCATCGTGTGGGGCGGTATCCAAGGCGACGGCATCGACGTGCTGACCCAAAACCCGACGCCCGCCGTACACCAAACCTTACCGCTTATGAGGGGTTCGCAGCTGCTCGGGTACCTTCATCCAACGGCATTACCGGAACCGCCGGAATCCGGCGATAATCCGACTGGTGGCAATAATCCGGGTGTGAACGTGGACGGCGATATCTCCTCGTGGATTCAACTGCAAGGCGACAATCTCGTATACCACAGTGGCTCGGGAACGACATCATCGCAGGCCATTTTCTACAAGGCAAGCGCCCAGACTTGGGTATGTCGCGGCGGCACAGGTCAGCCGGACGCCGACCAAGGTCAGGGCACGCCAAGCGTGGGCAACGGGAAAAGTTCATACGCGCTCTATGTCATCGGCACCGTCGAATCATCATTACGCTGGGATGCCGTCGAATCAAATAATCAGGGTATCGGCATCGCACAATGGAGTTTCGGACGCCGTTTGCAGGTCCTGAATGCAATGAGGGCGGTGGACGCTGTAGGATATGAGGCGTTTGCCGCCGCCGCGCCGAGTATCGCCGCGCTCATGGAATCAGGCGGCACCTTCGATAGAGCGATGACCGGCAGCGAGGTTGCGGCATTCCGGACGTGGGCGCGGCGCACGGAATCACGGCAAGGCCAGCGTAATCAGTTCGCACAGGATTACAAGAGCTACCCGCAGACGTATGATGATGCGAAAATGCAGATACTGTGGACTTGCGCTTATCACCAAAGCCCGGCAGGCGCGCTGAACGTGCCGCATTCCCCATCACTTGCACAACTGTATAATAATATCCTCAATACATCCCCGTTCGGACCATACGGGACACGCTACAACACCGCCTATTCGCTCCTGAATGTATGGGACGGCACCAGCGCGCCGCCGAACTTCTGACACAACGACGGACCGGTATATCTACCGGTCTGTCACTATCGTATGATATAATGGATATTATGGAGAAGCTGCTAGGCGAAGGCGATTATTACGATTACGGGCGCGTGCTATCCTACCATGCGCCTTGGATGTTCGTAATCGGCGCTCGCGGCCTCGGCAAAACCTACGGTGCCAAAAAACTGGTCATCGGCGACTGGATTAAAAAACGGTGGCAGTTCATCTATCTACGCCGGACGGCGGAGGAACAGAAAAACAAGGGCACGTGGTTTGCGGACATCGCGGAGCGATACCCGGAATTGGAGTTCCGCGTGTCGGGAAATCAGGCCGAATGTCACTGGCTGGATGATAGGGACGCCACCACGGACAAGCACGGCAAGACACGCCCAACATGGCATATCATGGGCTATTTTATTGCCCTCAGTCAGGCCGGACAAGTCAAATCAGTTGCATACCCCAAGGTGCGAACGATAGTTTTTGACGAGATTTTTCCCGACAACATGCGTTACCTTGGAGGAGAGGTTACGGCGCTTGAGGAATTCTACAATACCGTTGACCGGTGGAATGATAGGGTTCGTGTCATCATGTGCAGTAACGCCGTGACCCTCGCTAACCCGTATTTCAGCGCATTCAACATCAATCTTAAGCCGCAAATGGATAATCACACGCAATACCAACGGTATTGCGATGGCTTTATTGTGGTGGAATTAGCTGATTATGGCGGGTTCAGCGCCAAGGTGGCCACATCCAAATTCGGCACGTTCCTACGCAAATATGACGAAAATTATGCGAATTATGCAATCAATAATGATTTTAGGGATAACACCAATACCCTTATCAGTGATTTTAACGACGCCGGCTATGCGTTCACATTGAGGACCACTGAATACGGTATTTTCAACGTATATCAACAATTAAGCGACACCGACGAGGTACTATATATCATTACCAAAAAACAGCCGAGAATCACTAGGGATTTTACGTTTGATTACCGACTAGTCGATAATGATTGCATCATGCTCAAACGTTCCGATGACATGACGCAGAAAGTACTGAACGCCTATCGCGTCGGACGGTTACGTTTTGAAACACCGCAAATCAAGGCGGAATTCAGTATGATTCTTGGCGGCTTGCTACAACAATCAGGTATGAGGAAGTGAGGAATATTCATGACAACGCATGAACTGATCGTTATCGGCATTGTGTTTCTATTGGTGACCATCGATTACGTGACCGGCGTAGTAAACGCAATCATGCACGGCGAATTGTCCAGTGAGAGAATGAGACAGGGGCTCGGGCACAAATTCGCCTACCTTGCGATAATTTGCGTGACGTTAATCGTGGAATACGGTTCGGACTACATCAATCTCGGAATCGAATTACCCGTATTCACGCCAGCATGTGCAGGTATTTGTCTGATTGAAATCACGTCAATCATGGAAAACTGCATAAAAATCAACCCCGAACTATCCAAATCAAATATTCTCAATATTTTCAAAATCGACAAGAAGGAAAACAATGGCAAAGAAGATTAGGGAGTAACCATGAACGGCACTACATGGATAGGGTCCCCCAATCACTACAACGGGCGCAACGGGCATCGGGTGACTCACATCACCCTACACATCATGGTCGGCCGTCTCGCCGGCACTGACGCCGTTTTTCAGCGGCCGAGTTCGCAGGCTTCGGCCCATTACGGCATCGGCGGCACGGGTGAGATTCACCAGTACGTGAGCGAGGCCAACGGCTCATATTCCGACGCGAATTTTTCGAGCAACAACAGCACCATCAGCATCGAGCATGAAGGCGGTATGGCCGGCGTGCCCTGCACGCGCGCGTGCATGGACGCTTCAGCCCGCCTATGCGCCGATATCGCACGCCGTCAAGGCTGGAGGCGGCTGTGGCATGACGGACTCAACGGCAACGTGTGGCTACACCGCGAGATACCCGGCACCGACCACTACGGATGCCCCGACAAGGCCGTTAATGGCCTTGACGTCAACTATGTAATCAGCAAAGCAAACCAACTATTACAAAACACTGATGAGGAGGATATGATGCAGTGTATTATCCAGCCCAATGGAGAAAACCGTTTGGTTTATTTTGACGGCCAGCGTCTCCATACGCTGACCCACCCAGACCAAGTCAAGGCCCTACAAATGGTTGCCAACCAGTGCGGGCGCACCTTGCCATGCTTCGCTCTGGGAAGCAAGACCGCGCCATGGGCCACCCGACTTGAAGAAGCCTTGAAGTAAACGAAAGAAGGAATTATGACAAACCAGAACACTAATACCGCCACCGTGACCAGCGTCGGCAACACCGCCGACGTGACCAGCGTCGGCAACACCGCCGACGTGACCAGCGTCGGCGGTTTTATCGCCACCAACACGGTAATCGACCCAACGACGGACACTACGCCGAACGTCACAAAACTATCCAACACCGACATGGACAAAGTGCTCAACGCTTGGAGCGCGGACGTAGACAAGGCCAAGCACGCAGACGGCTACACGCCAGTCTTCAGCGATACCGTGCGCACCATCATCTACATCATCGCTTTGACCGCATCCGTGGCCGGCTTGGGCCTCATGACCTTCGGACATGCCGACATCGGCGGATTCATCAGCACTGCCGCCGGCATCATCGCCGGCGGTTTCGGAGTAGCATACAACCCACTACGCCAAAACTGATTACCACTTGAGACTTGAGACTCAAAAGCCCCCTAGGCATATAACCTAGGGGGCTTTTTTCTATATCTTAACTCAAAACTCCTAACCAGACATCAACCTCACTCATAAACAGGTTCATCATCAATTACCTCAACATCATATATGCAGTGAACACCACCTTTACTGCAACACGTACACGTATAATCACAATCACCATACCTACGTTCAAGAGCCGAGCGAAGAGCCATCTCAGCATCAATAGCGCCAAAAACCATATAAAAAATTGGGTCATCTCCCATATCTATACAAACATCGTAAAAATTATCTTCAAGCTCAATAACCAAAGCCTTAATTCTAAGCATATCAACTACCATCCTTCCTATATCCTTAGCTGATAGTTACATAATAGCACACCACAAAGACGACACGCCAAACAACAAAAAAAACAGCGAGAAATCTACGCGCTTAAATTATGGACAAAACTACGCGCTTAGATTACGAGATAAAACAACACGCAGAATCGACAACAGAAAAGAGGCAGATAAAACAGAAGACAACAGAAACGATAACAAATGACAGAACAAGAACGACAATAAAAAACACAGGACAAAACACAAGAGCAAAGCACAAAACAGAACAGTTGTGGAAAAAGGATAGCTGGCAGGGGCCCTCCCCTCCTTTT